GCCATCAAGACGGCAGTAAAGCAGCTTGCAGACAGCGGATTGAAGGTAGTTGACTATGAGAGCGGGCATCGAGATCAAATTGATGTGGCTGCGCGCAGAGCAGTTATGACAGGCGTAAATCAAATTTGCGCTAAATATACGGAGCAGTCAGCGCAGTATCTCGAAACTCCGTATTTCGAGGTTTCCGCCCATGCTGGCGCGAGAGATAAGCCGGGGCCGTCACCGTGGTCAAGTCATAAGGATTGGCAAGGCAAGGTTTACAGTATTCGCGCAAATGACATTTACCCGAGCATTTACGAAGTGTGTGGTCTGGGGGCCGTGGATGGGCTGGAAGGAGCCAACTGCCGCCACAGGCGCAATGTATGGGTCGAGGGCGTAAGCGAACGCACATATACCGATGATCAGCTTGAGCATATCGATGATGGGCTTGGCTGCACCTTTGACGGCAAGACCTACACCGCATACGAAGCAACGCAGATGCAGCGGCGCGTGGAACGAGAGGTGCGCAAGCTAAAGCGTGAAAAAGCCGCCTACAAGGCCGCAGAATTGCATGAAGACGAGCAGGCGGTAAATATAAGGCTGCGGCGGTTAAACGCCAAATACAAGGCGTTCAGCGCGGCGGCAGGGCTGCCGGAGCAGCGGGAGAGAATGAAGGTGCTGTATTGAACTGGGAAGAAGTCAAAAAGGCAACCGACGCGATTCTAAAGCGCGGCAACGATGTAGAAATCCGCCGCAAGGGTGACGGGTACATCGTTTTAGAGGTCAAGAAAACAATCAAATACACTTCCGCTCAATAGGGCGCGGAAAAGGGCAATAGGAGCCAACCTGTAAGCGTTCCTTACAAGTTGGCTCTTTTGTTTTATCAACACTGACCGACAGGTCGTTAAACAAGGAGATTTTTATGGCAGAAGAAACCAACGTGCAGGGCACGGGAACGACTGCGCAAGAGCAGGAAAAGACGTTCACTCAGGCTGATGTTGACAAGATGATTCAGGCGAGGCTTGACAGAGAATGGAAGAAGTACCCCAGCGAGGAAGAAATCACTGCATACCGCACTTGGAAAGACGGCCAGCAGACCGAACAGGAGCGACAGGCAAAACGCGATAAGGAGCTTGCGGACAGCAAGAGCGCTTTATCCGCTGCACAGTCTGAGCTTGAACAGGTCAAGCGTGATAAGTACGTGCTTTCCAAAGGCCTGACTGGCGATGATGCAGAGTTTATCGCGTTTAAGGCTCTCAGGATGATGGACGACAAGACCACTTTTGAGCAGGCCGTTGATAAGCTCACGGAAAATCGTCAGAAAGTCAAGTTTGACTGGACGGCTCCTGCGGGCGGCGGTGACAAACCGAACGCAAATAATGCCGCGATGAACAGTCTGATTCGCGGCGCACTGAAATAAAAAAGGAGAATCAAACATGGCAACTATTGATCGTTCCGCACTTTCCGGCCTGATTCCGGAACCCGTAACCCGCGAGATCATGCAGGGCGCTATCGCGGAATCCGCTGTCCTGCGCATGGGCCGTCGTCTGGCGAATATGTCCAGCAAGACGCAGACCATCAACGTGCTTGACGCACTTCCCTCTGCATACTTCGTGAACGGCGAGGCCACCGACAGCGGCGCTGGGGAGGCGTTCAAGCAGACCACCAAGATGGCGTGGGACAAGAAGAAGCTGTACGCCGAGGAGATCGCTGTCATCGTCCCCATTCCCGAGGCTGCTCTCGATGATGCGGACTATGACATTTGGGGTGAGGTCAAGCCCCGCCTGACCGAGGCTTTCGGCAAGGTCATTGACGCGGCTATCCTGTTTGGCACCAACAAACCCAGCACTTGGCGCACTGGCGTTGTGCCTGCTGCTATCGCTGCCGGTAACGGTGTTCCCGTCGGCACCAACGTGTTCGATGACATCATGGGCGAGAACGGCCTTATCGCCAAGGTGGAGCTGGACGGCTTCAACCCAAACGGCGTTATGTCCGCTATCCAGATGCGCGGTAAGCTGCGCGGCCTGAAAGACACCACCGGCCAGCCCATCTTCAAGACCGATATGCAGGGCGCTACCCGCTATGGCCTTGACGGCATGGATATGTACTTCCCCATGAACGGCGCGTTTGATCCTGCGCAGGCGCAGATGATCGTCGGTGACTGGAGCCAGCTCGTCTACGCCATCCGTCAGGACATGATGTTCAAGATTTTCACTGAGGGCGTCATTCAGGATCCCAGCACCAAGGCCATCACCTACAACCTGATGCAGAACGACATGGTGGCGCTGCGCGCAGTCATGCGCCTCGGCTGGGAGATCGCGAATCCCGTCAACGCTTACAACGTGGACAAGGCTGACCCCTTCCCCTTCTCTGTTTACGGCAAGGGCGGCGACATCTCTGCTGTTACCGTCTCGCCCGCTACCGCGACGATGGCAAAGGGCGACAGCAAGGCGTTTACTGCTGCTGTTACCGGCGATGGCATTATCAACGGCGAGGTTGAGTGGAGCCAGAATGGCACAAAGTCCAAGATCAGCGAAGACGGCCTGCTGACTATCGACTCCGCTGAGACTAAGACCAGTATCACCGTCACGGCCAAGTCCAAGCAGGACGGCACCAAGACCGGCACTGCCACTGTTACCGTTTCTTGATCTGAAAGGAGCTGACCCGTATGACATACGCAGACTTTGAATACTACTCCGGCACTTACATGGGCGCTGTGAGTGAGGAAGATTTCCCGCGTCTTGTTGCCCGCGCCAGCTCCTTCCTTGACTACTACACGCGCAACAGAGCACAAGACCACTCCGATCTGGATGCGGTAAAGATGTGCTGCTGTGCGCTCGTTGACAAGTACGCCATTATCGAGGCGGCGCAGGCTCTTGCTATGAAGAACCTTGCCAACGCTGCCACGAACGATGCAGAAGTCAAGAGCGAAACAGTAGGCAGCTATTCCCGCACGATGGCGACGGGCGGGGAATCCGCGCTGTCTGCGCTCAATGCGACGGACGGGGCAAAGAAACTGCTTGCGGAAACGTGCATGGAATACCTTGCCCATACCGGGCTGTTGTATCGCGGAGGTGGTTGTAGATGTACGCTCCCCACACTGTAACGATTTACAACATCGTGCAGGAGATCGACCCGACAACGCTTGATGAGGTCACGCACGTTTATATTACAATCCTGCGCGGCGTGATGCTGCAAGCGTCGAAGGGTGTGAACGTGCGAGAAAGCGGACTTGAAGGGGCTGACGCAGCGAATCTGTATATCCCTTTTACGGTGGAAGCCGTAGATGGTAAGACGGGCGCGGCGAAAACCTATGCAAAGCCGCAAGAATTTGTTAAAGCCGCAGATCGCAGCGGACTATGGACGCTCTCATATGACGGAAACGGCGGAGAAACGCTGTTTATCAAGGGCGAGTTTGTGCTTGATGGCACAAATTTGAACGTCGTTCGCTATCACGATGATTGCTACAATGTAACGAAGGTCGATGCGATGGACTACGGTAGCCCCGATATGCAGCACTGGGAAGTCGGAGGGGCGTAATGGGCATCAAGTTTTCCGTGCACACCGATGGAATGGACGCTGTAAGGACTGCCATTGCAAAGGCTTGTACGCGCGCTGAGAACGTTTTAGCCGAGCAGATGGAGAAAGACACTCAGCCTTTTGTGCCGATGCTCACAGGCTCGTTAACGCAGCGTACAAGGGTCGTTGGAAACGACATCATCTACCCAGGCCCTTACGCGAGATTCCTGTATTATGGGAAAGTCATGGTTGACCCGAATACCGGCAGCACATACGCGCCGAAAGGCGGGACAAAGGTCGTGACTGACCGCAATTTAGTATTCAACCACACAGCGCACCCACAAGCTCAAGCACATTGGTGTGAAGCATCGAAAGCCCAGAACCTTGGCAAGTGGGCGCGTGTAGCAGAAAAGGCGGTGAAGAAGTATGGAACAAATTAAAAAGACGGTGTCGGCAGCGGAAGAAGATCAAGTGTCCCGAAAGCTGCTTGCGTGGTTAAACACATTCCCTGACAAGCCGGTTGATTTGATTCGGTTCGAATTTCTCCCCGCCGATACTGCGGCGATGGCGCTGTCCACGATTCAGGCGGCGTACATCGTACAAAAATACATTCTCGGTGGGTATCAGGCGGAATACCAATTTAAGGCCATCTACCGCATGAAGCCGGGGAACAGCAACGACAAACGGCTCAAAGCTGACGAGATGCTTAACGCCTTGGGCGATTGGGCAACAAGCGAGACACCGCCTGACATTGGCGACGGTCGCCGCGTCATCCGCATTGAGCCGACAACGCGATCCTCTCTTTTTGCCGTGTATGAAAACGGTGACGAGGATCATCAAATCCTTATGAAGATGAACTACGAGGTGATTAAAAATGGCTGATATGACCTTTAACACCACGGCTGGGCAGACCGTAGACCGCGAACTTCTGATCGCGTATCTCAACACGGGCGAAACCGGAACCCCCACGTGGTCTCCCCTCGGTACGCGCGTTACGGATTCCAGCATGGAATACGACTGGCAGGAGGATTCCTCGAAGGATATTCTTGGCACGACGCGCACGACCATGAAGAAACCCATCATCACGCAGACCTTTGACCCGTCTGATCTGGACGCTGGGGATCCCGCCATCGTCAAGGTTTGGAATCTCGCGGTCAAGGAGCAGAACGCGGCGGCGCTGGCGAATCAGGACGTGCTGATTGTCCACGCTTATGCAGGCACGGCAAAGACCGCAGTATTTGCGGAGCGCTATTCGTCCTGTATGGTCAAGCCCTCTTCCCTCGGCGGCGAGGGCGGCGGCTTTATCGGTATGCCTATCGACGTGACGCTCGGCGGCACGCGCACCATCGGCACTGCCGCTATTTCCGGCAGCACGGTCACTTTTACCGAGGGCGAATAAATAGGAGGGCATCATGCGGGAACTTAATTTTGACGACGGCCTTGTAACTTATACCGTAAACGGGAAGTGCCAAGTGTCATTCAACCCTACCGACAGCAATTTTGTCGAAAAGCTGTATCTTGCTTTTGAAGACCTTGACAAAAAGCAGGATGGATATAAGGCGCAGATCGAAAAGATGGGTGATAAAAAGCAGATTTTTGCTTTTGCCCGAGAGAGAGACCGCGAAATGCGGGACATTATCAATTCTGTCTTTGATGCACCCATTGCAGACGACCTTTTCGGCGACAGGAATGTTTACGCCTTGGCGGAAGGCGTTCCTGTATGGTGCAACTTTATGCTCTCCATTATGGATGAGATCGACAGTACGTTCTCGCGTGAGCAGAAATTCACGAATCCGAGGATCAAAAAGTACATCGACAAAGTGCAGAAGCATTAATCGGAGGGCGGTATGAGTTACGGACTTCCTAAAAGCGTAGAGATCAGCGGGCAGAGCTTTGCCGTTCGGTATGACTTTCGAGTGATACTGACGATATTCGAGGTTCTGGACGATGAAGAACTCAGCGACGAAGAACGAGCTTATACCGCCCTTCGTCTCTTCTTTGTTGACTTTGATTCAATTCCCGACTACGACGAAGCGATCAAACAGCTGTTTTGGTTTATCAACGGTGGGCAATACCCTGATGATAAAAAGAAAGAGCCGGAGATCATTGATTGGGCGAAAGATTTTCAGTTTATCGTTTCCCCTGTCAACCGAGTGCTTGGGAAAGAGATTCGCGAAAGCGAATACGATCCAGATACCAACACTGGCGGTACGCACTGGTTTACTTTCTTGTCTGCTTATATGGAAATTGGCGATTGCTTCTTTGCGCAAGTCATCCGCATTCGAGAACTAAAGGCGAAAGGAAAACCCTTAGACAAGTCAGACCGAGAATTTTACCGACGCAATAAAGATGTGGTCGATATCCCGAAAAAGGTCTCGAAAGAAGAAGCGGATACGCTTAGTGCATGGTTGGGGAAAAAAGAACCGGCTCACGAATGAGCCGGTTGAAATTAAAGAGAGACTTGTTTGTTTTCATTTTTCTTTAAGTACGCATAAATTTTGCTGATTTTCTTCCCGTTCTGAGGTGCAGAGGTCACGTCAAATACAATGTATTTAACTTCTGGATCAGCCTGATATGCAAAGATAAGGTACTGACGGACAATTTTCGTTTTCTTCTTCTGTGCTGACCCTCCAAGCGCCGCGCCGATTGGGCCAAGTAAAATACCGCCCGCGATTGCGCCGCCGACGCTTGAAACGTATTGGGTCTGGATATCCTGCGGTGTCATAACAGACACATCGATTAGCTTTTCTGGCGAAAGCGTAAATGTTTGTCCGCTCGCTGAAAATGAAATAGATTCTGGGGAGCACATGGCGGAGCAGATAGACCCTGCTGCAAGGTCAAGCCCGCCGACAAGTTGTAGCTTGCACTTTACTGTTTGGATTTTAATCTTTTCGTCATAAGTCTGCGGTACGGCTTTATTAACGGCCAGAATCCCTAATGGGATAGGTATTGTTAGAAGGGCAACGCCAACCCATACTGGCATAGTTTCTTGGCCTTCTGGCGTTGTAGCAACTCCTACAATTAGGATCAAAAGAAACGATGCAAAGAAGACAACAAGGAATAACAAGGTTCTTTTCAATGCTTTCATTCTATTTCCCTCCCATTAAATACGGTTCTTTTACCATATCACAGCAAAAAACTAAAAGCAAGGTGGTGATTTTATGGCAGCGGACGGTTCGGTAGTTTTCAGCGTGGATCTGGACGACAAAGACGCTCAAAAAGAACTGAATAAACTGGTTAAAAAAATCGACACGCTTAACGATAAAATTTACCAGAAACAGCAAGACAAAATGCCGCTGGCAAAGCAGTCGGCAGAAATCGCGGCAAATCTCGATGCGGCAAAAGCGACGCTTGATTCAATGCACAGCGGCAAAGAGTTTTTTACGGCGGATTCCATCAAGGCACAGGAAAGCACTGTGAAATCTTTGCAAAAAGAGTATGACGCCGTTACAGCTAAAGTTGAGAAGATGGACGCTTCAATTCAGTCCGATACGGCAAATCTCGATAAGATGAAGACAAAAGCGGGGGAGCTTTCCGAAAAAATCTCCAGCACAAAAAACGGTGTTTTCGGGATGGGTGAGGCGACTAAAAAAGCCGACGAATACATGTCCCGCTTCGTTAACCGAGTAAAGAAGCTCGCTCTCAGGGCGTTTGTGTTTACTCTTATTACAAGGGCATTATCCGTTGTTCGTGATTATGTCTGGAAAGTCATCCAAGTAAATGACGAAGCCGCAAAAGCTATTGGACGCTTAAAGGGCGCGTTGCTCACTTTGGCACAACCGCTATTAAGTGTAATTGTTCCCGCCTTTACAGCGCTTGTGAACATCCTTACAAAGGTTATCAGCGTTATTGCAAACATTGTATCGATGCTTTTTGGAACAACGGCAAAAAAATCAGAAGCGGCGGCAAAAGGACTTTATAAAGAAGCAGATGCTATCGGTAGCGTCGGTTCGGCGGCAAAAGAAGCAAAAGGGGATCTTGCTAGTTTTGACGAGATCAACACGATTTCCACATCAAGCAGTGGAGGCGGCGCTGCGGCTGCGCTTGCAGATCGGCTTTCTCCCGTGTTTGAACAGTTTACGACCGACGAGTACAAAGCAAAGATCGACGAGCTTACGGCATACCTTAGCGGCGCGCTTTTAGCTCTTGGCGCAATTCTGTGTTTTTCCGGCGCAAATATCCCCCTCGGAATCGCACTTATGGCGGCGGGCGCGATTGGGCTTGTTACACTTATTAAAGAAAACTGGAACGAAATGTCTGACCGCCTTAGAGCTGCACTGACAAATGTGCTTTCGGTGCTGGGCCTTTTTGCCCTCGCCATTGGTGCAATTTTGTGTTTATCTGGCGCAAACATCCCCCTCGGCATTGGGCTTATGCTGGCAGGCGCGGCTATGCTGGGAACGGCAGTCGCCTTGAACTGGAATGCAGTAAACGACAAAACAAAAAATACATTGTCGGCCTTAATGATGGCGCTCGGAATGACCTTGCTTGCCATCGGCGCAGTGCTTTGCTTTTCGGGAGCAAACTTACCTCTCGGTATTGGGTTAATGATTGCGGGTGCAGCATCTATTGCGGCGTCGGTCGCCATGAACTGGAACACAGCCCCCGAAAAGACAAAAGCCGCAATCAAATCTCTTATGGGTTCGATTGGCGTCTCGCTTATCGCTATCGGTGCGGTTCTGTGTTTCTCCGGCGCAAATCTTCCACTTGGCATTGGGATGATGATTGCTGGCGGCGCGGCTATTGCCGCTGCATCTGATCTGGATTGGAGTGCACTTCTTACCAAGCTTAAAGGAATGTGGCAGAACATTAAACAGTGGTGGAATACCAGCGCTTCGAAGTTTTTTACTGCTGATTACTGGAAAGCGTTAGGTCGAAGGATTATTGACGGCCTTTTGTCCGGCTTAAAAGCCGCATGGGAGAGCGTAAAAACGTGGGTGGCTAATGCCGTTAGCTGGTTTGGCAACAAATTCGTTGAGGCTCAAAATTCTATTGCAAGATCGAATTCTGGCCGAAGCGGAGGATTTGGGACCAGAAGTGGCGGCTTTGGAAGTCCTTCTCGCGCTCCTTCGATTAGCCGTGTCTCCGCTCCTGCATTGGCGCGCGGCGCAGTCATTCCCCCGAACAAGGAATTTCTCGCTGTTTTGGGCGACCAGAAGAGCGGAACGAACATCGAAACGCCGCTTGCAACGATGGTCGAAGCATTTAAGCAGGCTATTGCGGAATCTGGCGGCGGTGCAACTACGGTAGTTATCCAGCTCGATGGTAAAGAAATCGCACGCAGCACCGTGAAGAACATCAACAACATGACGCGCGCGGCAGGTAAGCCCGTGCTGCTGTACTAAGGAGGGGTAACATGGAAGTCCTTATTATCAACGGCACGGACTACTCGTCCGCAATCGCAACGAAAGGCTACGGGTGGAGCAGAAACGACCTTGACAGCGACAAGACCACCCGTACCAAAGACGGCAAAATGCGCCGCGACAAGATCACCACCAAGCGGAAACTGAGCTATACAACGCGCTCTATGCCTCGCGATAAGCTGGCAAAGCTCGATGATGACCTCAATAAAACAACGTGCACGGTCAAGTATCTTGACTTGCATGGCGTCCGAACTAGCACGTTTTACTGCTCGTCGATGGAATGCACGCTTGAAGAAGCGGCGGACGACAATGAGGTGTGGGGCGGCGCGACGTTTAACTTGATCGAGGTGTGACATGGGGCAGACAACAAGTGCGCTGTGGCGCGAGCTGCTCCACAAGCCCGGCACAGAACGAGAGTACAAATTTGACGTTGCGGGAACGGAATATGGCAAAGACGCGGAAGTGTCCCATTCTGTCGAATCGCAGCTGTTTGAAGAATTCGGCATCGGAAACGCCTGCTGCGCAACATTAAAACTGGCACTGTATGCGGACAACGTACCGCGCGCCGCGACAATCAAGCGTTATCTCAGGCTTGTTAATGGCAGTCAGGTGACAGACTGGATCCCAAAAGGCGTGTTTTTTACCAACCGCCGTTCTTGCGATGGGGATTACTGGGAACTCGAAGCATACGACGCTATGAGAAAGGCTGACGTTGTGTGGGAGCCAGACCAGTCGCTTAACTTCCCGATGGCTATGCCTGACGCTGTAAACATCTTTTGCCAGTTGATGGGCGTGGAGATGGACAGTCGCACAGTGCTCAATAGCTCGTATACCATCGACTATCCCGCAAATGATTACACCATCCGCAATGAGCTATGTTTTATCGCAGCGGCGCACGGTGGGAATTGGATTATCACCGATGCAGGGAAACTATTGCTTATTCCGTTGTTGTCTATGCCTACCGAAACGAACTATCTCATTACAGAAGCGGGCAGCGCTATTACGTTTGGAGGGGTGAGGATCCTTGTCTGATAAATATTACGTCGGCGGCGACATTACGAGCTTTGCCGACAATGGCAAGTACAAGCCTATTTCCCGTGTGACGTTGCTTGTGGACGACGAGAACAGTTTGACGGCCGGCGATGATACCGGCATGGAAGTCATTGCAAGTTGCCCACACGCTACGCAGCCAATGGTAAATTCCTTACTGCAAGCCATGAAAGGTTACCAGTATCAGGCATACGAAGCAGGCGCGGCAAACATCGATCCAGCGGCAGAGCTGGGCGACGGCGTGACGGTTGGTGGCATTTATTCGCCGTTGTCTAAACTCTCTGACGATGGGCGCGGATACGCGGGTATTTCTTCCCCCGGAGAAGCGGAGATGGAAGACGAATACCCATCTGATGGGTACATTACGCAAGAGTTCAACCGTAAGATTGCCGAAACACGCTCAACTATCACCAAGACCAGCGAGGCGATCATGCTCAAGGTCGAGGGCATCGACGGCAAGTACACTGAGGTCAAGACCACGCTGGACGGCCTGACGGTGACGGACGCGAGCGGCACGACCAAGATCAACGGCAGCAGCATCAAGACGGACAATCTGTACGTCGATGCGGCGAATATCAAGGGTACGCTGACAGCCGACAAAATCCAAGCAAGCAGTATCAGTGTCGGAGATCTCAAGGACGGATCAAGCTACGCAACGAAAAGCTACGTCGACAGCAACGCGGGCCTGAGCGCAAGCGAGGTCGACAGCGCGATCGCAACGTACATTGACAGCACTTCTATCACAGCGAGAAAGTTACGAGGCCAGACGGTGGAACTGCTGGCTAACAGCAATACCAAAGTGGGCGAAATTTCGCTTGTCGAGACGAACGTTGACTACGGTATCGGCATCAAAACCCTCTATGGCGGTATCAAGCTGGAATCGGCGACCAATGTATACCTAAAAGCCAGCGGCCCCTACGGTGGATTTATCACGCTGTCCAACAACATTGTGTCGCTCGGCGGCGGCGAGCTGTATATCGGCAGCCAGATGTACGGAGATAACTTACCGGCTGGCAGCTGGGGAAAACTGTTTTTCCTCCGTCAGGTGAGGTGACGCATGGCAAGTTTTAGCGTCAGCGTTACGGCGACGGGGTCGACGACAGCCGTTCTCAACGGCACATTTTACGGAGACAGCTACCATGATCGAGCGCGTGCGATCTACGTGACCGGCATTCTGGGGTACGGGTATTACTTGACCTCGAACGAGGATTCCGGCACGAACAACACGTTTACGGATTCGTTCGACGGACTTACCCCCGGCGAAACCTACGATTGGGAGGCAGTGCTCTGCTATTGGGACACCAACCTCAATCAATGGGTGGAGACCAGCTATTCCGACAGCGGATCGTTTACCACAGAGGGCGGCGGCACTTCGGGCGGCGCTGTGTACATCTACACGGATATGTGGCGAGCGTATACGCCATACATCTACACGGACACGTGGAGACCCTACAACGCAGAAATCTACACCGACTCTTGGTGGGAGTCGGGATAAGGAGGCACTATGACAAAGCAGGCAATGCAGATCCTTGACAGCGCATTTAATACGCTGTCCTTGGTGATGATCTCCGCGAACGACGCGGAGAAGATGGCAAAGGTCAAGGGAGAGCTGAGGCAGGCATATGCGATCCTCGAGCGGCTTGACCAGCAGGCGGCGCACGTCCCCGCAGAGCCGCCCGCCAAAGAGGGCAAGACGAAGCTCGAGAAAGAAAGCGAGGTAACTGATGGCTGATAAAGCAATTTCCGACCTCACGCAAGCGTTACAGATCACGGGCGAAGACCTTTTTGTGCTTGAGCAGAGCGGCAAGGCGAAGAAGCTGAAAGGCGAAACGCTGCTGAACTTTGTCACGCTGAGTGTTGTATCAGTCACGGTGACAACGCTACCCGCTGGAAGCTCGGCAACGGCAACTTACGAAAAGTCGACTGGTACGCTGGCGCTTGGCATCCCGCAGGGCAGCAAGGGCGACACCGGCGCGACTGGCGCGACCGGCCCCGCAAACGTGCTGACCATCGGCTCGGTCACGTCCGGGAAGGTGGCGAGCGCGACCATTACCGGCGAAGCTCCGAATCAGGTGCTTAACCTTGTGCTCGAAAAAGGCGACAAGGGTGAACAGGGTAAGCAGGGTATTCAGGGTGAACAGGGTAAGCAGGGTATTCAGGGTGAAATTGGTCCACAGGGCAATCCCGGCGCAGATGCTCCCACGATTACTGGCATCACCATCCGGCAGAGCGACTATCACCTTATCGTGACGCTGTCGAACGGCACGAGCTATGACGCAGGCTATTGCCGTGGCGCTTCTGGTGCTGGTACGGGTGACATGCTGGCCTCAGTGTATGACCCTCAAAACAAGCACCAGGACATCTTTGCATACATTGATAATGCTATCAAGGACGTCAAGGTAACTACCGACGCAACGCCTACGCAGGGCAGCACCAACCCTGTACAGTCTGGCGGCGTGTACTCGGCACTCGTCGATAAGCTGGGCAAAACCGGCGACGGCAGCAACGTCACGGCGGCGTTCACAGCAACGAGTACCCGCACAAACATTGCGACGGGCGAAAAGCTCTCCGTGCTGTTCGGGAAAATCGCAAAGTGGTTTAGCGATCTCGGCAGTCTGGCGTTTAAGTCGACAGTGGCAAAATCTGACCTTGCAAGAGACGTGCAGACGAGTTTGAGCAAGGCTGACAGCGCTTTGCAGAGCTACAAGGAAACCGACCCGACCGTGCCTGAGTGGGCAAAAGCGGCGACAAAGCCGAGTTATACAGCCTCTGAAGTAGGCGCACTTCCAGACACGACAGTCATCCCGTCTGTCCCATCCACCACCTCTCTTATCAAGGGCAACGGCTCGGGCGGGCTTGTGGCGGCGACGCGCGGCAGCGACTACATCGCAAGCGGCAACATCGTCAAGCAGACGCTGGTGAGCACGGAGACCACACCCACCGAGAACTACGCTATCAACTGGTACTTCAAATAAGGAGGCGCTGAGATGGCAAATGCAAAACTTGGCACCAAGGCCGTCGGCAGCACCGTCAAGCTGAAAGTCAACGGTACGGCAAAAGAGTTCATCGTTGTCCATCAGGGCAAGCCGAGTTCTCTGTACGACGACTCTTGCAACGGCACTTGGCTGTTGATGAAGGACATCTACGAGAACCGTGTCTGGCAGAGCGGAACCATCAACAAGTACGAAAGCAGCGACATCCACGCCTACCTGAACAACACGTTCCTGAACCTGTTCGACAGCAACATCAGAGACGCGATCAAGCAGGTAAAAATTCCGTACCGCAAGAACGGCGGTTCTGGCGGCACTGACCAGAGCGGCGCGAACGGTCTGTCCGCGAAGATCTTCCTGCTGTCTGGCTACGAAGTAGGCTGGACGACCAGCGACTACAGCTACTTCCCGGTGGATGGCGCGAAGCTGTCCTACTTTGAGTCTGGGACCGGCCCGTCCGCCAACAACAAGCGTATTGCGAACCTGAACGGCTTGGCCGCCTACTGGTGGCTCCGCTCCCCGAACACCGGCTACACCAACTACGTGTGGAGCGTCAACTCCAATGGCGACTGCAACTACTACGACGCTTCCAACTCGGGCGGCACCCGCCCCGCTTTGGTTCTTCCGCAGGACATGGAAGTAGACAGCTCGGGCAATGTCACTCCGCCACCACCCGCTACGCACAAAACGCTCGTCAACGGCACGGTCTACACCGTCAAGGGCGGGAAATGTATGGTAAACGGCACGGTGTACAACATCCTCAAGGGCAGGACGCTGATCAACGGGACGGGGTATGATATCAACTTTGAGCCGGATGTGAGCTTGACGTGGTACTTCAATCAGACACTTTCAATCCCTGTTTCTACTACGTCAACCACGTTTAGCACACGCGCACACTACGAAGGAGACTCCAAAACAATTACAGGAATCCAAATAATAAACAGGGGGGACAATCCCAACATGTCATATTTGGGAAGCGGTTTTGCCTCCACTGCATGGGACCAGCGTCGCGGGTGGCGGGACACAGCATACCGCACCATTACTTTCGACGAAGCCCCCTCGGGCGATCTTCTGGCGTGGCTGCAAGAGAACGCCACGCCGCAATAGAAAGGAGCACACATGAGTATCCACATCAAAGTCAACAACACGGAATATCCCGCAGCGGTCAGCGGTGCGAACAACGACCGCAACTGGAACGGCCGCGATACCAAGACCATCACGCTCACCATGACCCACGCGCAGGCGGCGGCGCTGCTGCCTGACAACACGCCGTGGAGCATCGTCCAGCGCGAGATGATGGACGTGCTGGACGAGCAGGGCAATCCCACGGGCGAGACCAAAGAGGTCGTCAACGAGTACGACAACAGCGAGTACAGCCTTGCGGGTGACATCACTGACCACCGCGACGGCACGGTGAGTATCAAGATGGGAAAGCCTACGGAGGCGGAGAACGCCAAAGCGACCGTTACCGCCCTTGCGGGCGCGCCGGTCACATACGCCCGTGCGGTGGAGCTGCGACCTATCATCGAGCAGGCGGCGGTCAGCTTGAGCGACGGCGAGGCGGCGACTGTGCCCGAGCTCATCACGGCATGGGCGTATCCTGTTGCTTACGCGGAGGGCGACCGCAGGAGCTACGGCGGCAAGGTGTACAAGTGTCGGCAGGCGCACACCTCGCAGACCGACTGGAATCCTGCCGCAACGCCCGCGCTGTGGGTCGTGATCGACGTTACCCACGCGGGCACGCAGGATGACCCCATCCCCGCAAGCCGCGGTATGGAGTACGAGTATGGCAAGTACTACCTCGACAGCGAGGACGGCAAGGCGTACCTCTGCGAGCGTACCGGCGAGGCCGCGGGCGGGAAGATCGTCTTGCAGTATCTGCCGCACGAGCTGGTAGGGAACTATTTCACGGCGGTCTAAGGCCGCAGAAAGGGAGCGGGATATGGATAATGCAAAGCACTACGATGATGCAGAGATCGCGCTGATCGAAAGCCGATGCAAGAGCAATACACACCGAATCAATGAGTTACAGGAGCACCAAACGGCGCTTGACAGGCTGGCAACGTCGGTCGAGGTGCTGGCGACCAAGCAGGAGACCGTCGAGGGCGATGTCAAGGAGATCAAAGAGGACGTGAAAGCCATTACGGGCAAGGCAGGGAAGCGCTGGGACGGGCTGGTCGACAAGGCTCTCGCGGCGCTGGCGGGCGCTTTTATCGCGTGGCTGCTGAGTGGGGCGGTCGGATGAAGCACCTTATCAAAAAGGCGTCAAAATTGCGAACGAGGAACATCATTTTGATTATCGTTGGCATTTTCATCGCCGCTTTTGTGATCTACACGGTCATCTTTTACAGCATCAAAGGGTGGCAGTGGGACAACCTCTTCCCGTACCTGCTGGGTACGGGCGGCATCATTGAAGCCTTTACTGGGCTGTTGACACTGGTAGAAATTATCGTTGGACGGAAACGAAAGGAGAAGAACAATGAAATTTGAACTGAATAACAAGGTGTACGATGTGCTCAAGTGGCTCGTGCTCATCGTACTGCCCGCCTGCTCCGGCCTCTACGCCGCCCTCGCGGGTGTGTGGGGGTGGGGGTACACCGAGCAGGTCACGACCACCATCAGCGCCGTGGCGCTGTTTATCGGCGCGCTCATCGGCGTGTCGACGTCCAGCTACAACAAAAGCAAGGACGAGGACGGCAAGGGTGACAGCGATGTATCACAGTAGGGACATTGCTGACCTGCGGGCGGACGTGCGCGCAAACTGTGTCATCTTCCTCGACCTCTGCAAGGAAGCGGGGCTTCCGGTTCTGGTGACGGAGACGGTGCGAGATGACGAGTATCAGCGCTATCTTGCGCGCATGGGCTACGCGGCGAAAAACGCGACAAGGCCGACGTTCCACGGCGTTAAGGCGGGGCTGGCGTTCGACATCTGCAAAAACGTCAAGGGGCATGAGTACGACGATCCGTCGTTCTTCGCCCGCTGCGGGCAGATCGGCAAGCAAGTCGGTTTTTCGTGGGGGGGCGACTGGAAGAAATTCCCCGACAAGCCGCATTTTCAATGGGACGACCATATGCGATACACAGGGAGCATGATCTTGGCGGGGAAGTACCCGCCGGAAATGGAGGAGTACATGGATCAGGCAACGTTTAACAAGATGATGGACAGCTATTTATCGCAGCTCGGCACCAAGCCCGTCTCTTCGTGGGCGGCGAAGGACTGGGCGGCGGCAAAGGCGGCTGGCATTACGGACGGCAGCGCGCCGCAGAGACTTATCACGCGGCAGGAAGTCGTGACGATGATCCAGAGAGCAACAAAATAACGGTGTCCGATTCGGGCACAGGAAGGAGCGGGCGGCGAAAGCCCACGCGCAAGCGCCTCTGCAAGCCCTACACGGGCATGGACAGTCAGCACAGGTCAATCCGCGCGCAATTATCCTCTATGGCCCCCAAGCGGGCCGTGGCGTATATCTTATCCTTCGAGCTGCCGCAGGACGAGGCGGCGTGCATTATCGAGTGCGACGTGCGGCGCAAGAGCTACGCGCAAGTGTGTGCAGCGCTGCACCTGTCGCCGGAGGCGGTCAACCGCTGCCGCAGGCGAGCATACAAAAAAATCGCGGATGGGCAAAGAGAGCACCGAGGTTAATCGGTGCTCTCTTTTTTGACTTCGTTTTGCTTTGATTTCGTCCCGCTCCGGCGCTTGGCGTCCGCGCGTTTCTGAACCTCTTTTCGGTGGGCGGCGGCGCACTCGGGGGAACAGGTGACGGTAGGGGTACCGGGCACTATCTCCCGGCCGCAGACAACACAGACCTTTACGCCGCTGCGGGATTTTTTGCGGCGTTTTATGTAGTAATCGTGTGCGGTATTCCAGTTTTTTGACTGCGCGCGGTCGATCTCGCGGACGGCATCCGGGGCGCATTTTGGACAATACTTTTGCAAGCCAGATTGGATGACATACTCTCTACCGCAGATCACGCAGTTATCGATATCTCCCAGATGCCGGGAAAAACCGGTGGCCCGGTACTTTTGCTTCTGGGCCTTCTGCCGCTCTGCCCGACAGGTTGGGCAGTAGCTGGCTCTGGGCCCTCCGATGAAGTTGGCCCCGCAGGTGTGGCAGGTTCGCGTGCGCAGGGTGGTTGACCGGGATGCGGCAAGGCAGTCCTCGCACTTCGCCTGCTCTGCGCGATCGGTGGAAAAAATCTTGCCGCAGGTTACACATTTTTTAGTCCGCATGGCGAGAATTGATCTGGCCGCAAAACCGACGATCGTTGTACAATCCAACGGCCTGTGCGAGCAACAACCGCAGATAGTCGGGGCAGTGCCTTGCACCGGACTCCCAGTCCTCGATAGATCGGCGAGGGATGCAAAAGCGAGTTGCAAATTTCGCCTGAGACAGACCCGTATACTGGCGGATGTCGCAGATCGATAGATGAGCAACATCCCAAATACCACCGACCTCGGCAATACGCTCCTCCGGAACATCTTGATTATCGTCGTCCCAAATGGAACTAAGGGCCCAATCGGAGACAAAGGCTTCGCGGGGCGCGCCCTCGTTCGAGAGCGCGTCCGAAAAGATGCTGTAAAACTGCTTATCGGTCATGGTAAACTCCTCCTTTAATTCAGCTCCTCGACAAAAACGAACATGTCTTCGTCGCGGACAAGATCGCCGTTCTCGTCGTACTTGCCGCAAGCGCCGTCTTCGTTTGTTTTGTTCGCGGTCTCGATGCAGTAATCTACATCTTCGACGGTGTAGGTGTCGGTCTCTTCATCGTACGGGAGGGAGCCTGCGTTAAAGTAATCGGCGCTCCAATCAGGGTCATAGCCGGAACCGTTCCAACGCTGGATCTTGATCTCCACGGTCTTCTTTCCATCGGTAAGCTTCATTTTTATATCCTCCTGGGCTGTTGCCCTCTTTTTTTTACGTGATTATAATACCACGCAATGCGTGGTATGCCAAGAGCTTTTTTGAAATATTTTTTGACCAAATAATGACCAAACGATGACCATTTGGCAAACGAATTTTATGGCATCATAAAAACAGAATAAGAAAGAAGGTGCGCGAGATGTACGAACGACTTTTGGCTTGTGGATTTACCGAGCAAATGGCGATGGACATTCTCGCGCTTTTTCCTGACCCTGACGAATTGAGAACATACGTTTACTTTGCGGAGATGTTCCATGTATAGCTATTTCAACCCGAATCCAAACGGACGCAACGTCAGCGACTGCACCGTGCGCGCGATTTGCAAGGCGACCGGGAAAGACTGGGGCGAGATCTATTTAGCTCTGTGCATACAGGGATACTTAGACGGCGATCTTCCCAATGCAAATGCCTGTTGGGGCGCGTATCTGCGGTCTCTCGGCTATCGGCGCTACATCATGCCGGACACTTGCCCGGACTGCTACACGGTCGGGAGGTTTGCCGATGACCACCCGCACGGTACGTATATTCTCGCCCTCTCCGGACATGTAGTGTGCGTGCAGGATGGGACGATCTACGACAGCTGGAACAGTGAGAACGAAATCCCGCTTTATTACTGGGTAAAAGAAACGGAGGAATGAACATGGCATATCCCTATTTCAACCCCTATTATCCGCCGCCGATGCCGGACAACCTCATGCAGATGCGGCAGCAACAGATGATGCAGCCACAAATGCCTGCGCAAACGGCTCAACCGCAGCAAATGCAGACAAGCGTTGTATGGATTAGCGGAGGAAAAGAAGAAGCAAATGGGTTTATGGTCGCCCCAAATTCTCGAGTAATTATCTTTGAAACAAACTCGATGGTTTTCCACATCAAGGAGCGAGACGCAAGCGGCACGCCTATTCCAATGAGGACGTTTAATTACACGGAAGACGCTGAAAACAAACCTCATGATACTAAAAAAATGGATGATAAGTTTGTCACCCGCGATGAGTTCGACCGTCTGGCGGCGCTTGTGGGCGAAATAAAGGGCAAGAAGAAGCACAAGGAGGACGATGGCGATGAATAATCCCTTTTTCGGAGCGCTCGGCGGAGGGAACGGCTTCATGCAGATGCTGCAGCAGTTCCAGCAATTCAAGGCAAATTTTCATGGTGACCCCAAAGCGGAGGTTGAAAAACTTTTGCAGAGCGGTAAGCTCTCTCAGGCGCAGTTAAACCAGCTGCAACAGATGGCAAAGCAGTTTCAAAGTCTGATGCAATAAGCAAAGTCTAAGCAAGATTTAAGCAAAGTGTTTGTTCAACTTTTGGCAAAATCAACATCGTGGCCACGATTTGATGAATAAAAATCTTTCAAAGGAGTGATACTATGTCTCTTTCCGATGGCGGCGCTCCCATGCTGACCATGCCGGTCTCGCCTACCAACAACGGCGGCGGTTTCGGCTGGGGCGGTGACGGCGCATGGCTCATTATTCTCTTCCTCATTTTTGCCGTCTTTGGCTGGGGCGGCAACGGCTGGGGCAACAACGCTGGCAATTCCGGCGGCGTGGTCGATGGCTATGTGCTGACCTCTGATTTTGCTAATGTCGAGCGTAAGATCGACAGTGTAAATCAGGGCCTTTGCGACGGATTTTACCAGCAGGCGCAGCTTGTCAACGGCACCAACATGGCAATGGCCAACGGCTTTGCACAGGCTGAGCTTTCCCGCAGTAACCAGCAGGCGGCTCTCATGCAGCAGTTGACTGCCATGCAGATGCAGGCCGCTGAGTGTTGCTGCGAAAACCGTGCAGCTATCGCCCAGGTGCGCTACGACATGGCGACGCAGGCGTGCGACACGCGCAACACCGTACAGAACGCCACGCGCGACATTATTGACGCGAACAACCAGAACAGCCGCGCCATCCTCGACTTCCTGACGCAGAGCAAACTGTCCGACCTCCAGACCGAGAATCAGAATCTGAAGCTGGCGGCATCTCAGGCCGCGCAGAACAACTATCTGATCTCTCAGCTTCGCCCGTGCCCTTCGCCTGCCTACATTACCTGTAACCCGTGGGCAGGCAGCGGTTACGGCGGCTGCGGCTGCAATCAGGGCTGCGGCTGCTGACAACTGCATAGCATAGCTTCTCGGTCACCATATCGGTGACGCTACCGAGATGGTCGGCCCCGTGCCGATACTGACAACAACGCGGCGGGGCTATTGCCTCGCCGCTGTATTTTTTAAGTATTTCCTTTGCTTTCTAAATATTGGCGAATTGCTTTGTCAACAATTTTGCTAATTGGAACACCGGTTTCCTTTGAATACTCTTTTAGCGCTCGCTCTGTCTCGAAGCTTATGGTGGTAGAGAAACGCGCTCTGTTCTTTAGTTCGTTTTGGGCCATAACACACCTCCTAAAATTTAATTAAGTTTAACACAATTATTTCTTGAAATCAAGAAAAAAGTGTGATATAATTTAATTAAGCTTAATTAAATTATTGTAGGAGGACGTACCTTATGAAAACACCAAAAGTAGATTACACAGGCCAGCGCATAAACTATTTAACTGTTGTCCGTTTCATTCCGGCAAATGAGCGAGAGGGATATAGTATAAACAAAGACACCAGAAGATGGCTTTGTAAGTGTGATTGCGGAAAGTATGTTCGCGTTCGTTCTGACCAGTTAAAAGACCGGAGGATAAATAGTTGTGGATGTATGGCCGGTAAACTATCTGGAGATAAGCATAAAACGCACGGAATGAAAAATACGCGTCTTTATCGTATATGGCATGGCATGAAATGCCGATGCAATAATCAGAGTTCAAAAGACTTCGGCAGATATGGCGGTAGGGGCGTTTCGGTATGTTCCGAATGGGCAAACGATTTTTCTTGTTTTTATAATTGGGCGATAGCCAATGGGTATAATGAAACTTTATCGCTTGATAGAAAAGACAATGAAAAAGGCTATTGCCCTGAAAATTGTCGTTGGATAAACAATAAATGGCAATGTAGAACCAGGCGAGACAATGTTTATGTTACTTATAAAGGGGATTCCAAGACAATAGCCGAGTGGTGCGACTTGCTTAATTTTGATAGAGCGCTTGCATATCATAGACATTCGAGAGGATGGACGGGCGAGGAAATATTTGAAAAGCCAAAAAGAATTTGTAAACGAAAGGAATGATATTTATGGCAGAATATGTAAATAACAACATTGTAACTGTTGCGTCAAATCAAAGCGTTCCTTTGGATGCTACAGCGGTAAGCGGGAAAGCGTGTATTGTGCATAGAGAAGGAAGCGGCCAAATCACGCTGCGCGGCCTCACCAATCAAAACCGCGCTCTGTTTAGGGTCTCCTTTGGCGGCAACATCGCTATTCCCACCGGAGGCACGGTTGAGGCCATCACGGCGGCGCTTGCCATTAACGGAGAGCCGCTGACCAGTGCAACGGCGACTGTCACGCCTGCGGCGGTAGGGAACTACTTTAACATTTACGTTTCCGCGCAAGTCTGCGTCCCGAAAGGCTGCTTCCTGACGGTCGCAATGGAAAACACCAGCAATCAGGCCGTCAACTTCGCCAACTCGAACCTGACGGTTGAGAGAATCGCGTGAAAGGAGAATGGACATGAGCAAGAAAGCAATGTATGATCTGCGTAATATGCTGTGCGACGAACTCGACGAGCTGGCACGTAAGGGTGAGCTTGGCGCGGGCGATCTCGAAATTGCGCACAAGCTGACGGACACCATCAAAAACATCGATAAAATCGAGATGTTGGAGGACGACGGCTATTCCCGCGATGAAGACTATTCTCGCCGCTATTCCCGCGACGGAGACTGGCAGTCGGGTATGCGCGGCGCTTATGACCGTGACATGTCCAATGCGAGACGCGGCACGCACTACGTCCGTGGCCACTACTCCCGCGACGGCGGCATCGACAACATGAAACGCCAGTTGCAGGAAATGCTGGACAACGCCGACGACGAAAGCATCCGCAGAGCCATCCAGCGTTGCATGGACACGATTGAGGGCTAAAGGGGGTGCACCCCTATGGTTGACGAAAATGAGGTCAATCGCTGGATAGCTCGCCTCGAGACGGAAGAATCAAGTTGGACAAACTATGAGCGCCTTGCCGTGCTGTATGCCATCCGGGACCAGCAAAGCGGCAGCAGAGAGAGGGCTTTGCCAATGGCATACTCCGCAGCGCCCGCGCCGGTCAACGTCGAAACATACGGCGACAGCGATTTTCTGCGGGCTGTGGCAGACGTTCCGCCAGACAAGGCATGGGTGATTATGGACGAGCTGATGGACAGCTTGAAAATTGTAAACGAGCGCGTCTATAATAGCGTCATGCGCAAACTGGAAAAGTAAATTGCAGATGGAATTACAGATGCGTATCAAAAAACCGTGTAATATCAATGCTTTTGCGGTTTCGGTTGCGGGTTCGACTCCCGCCGCCTCCACCAATGAAAAAACCTCGCAGTTTCAACGGCTGCGGGGTTTTTCTTGTATTTGCAAGGGTTTTCAAGCTTACATGTTTACGCATTACTTGCGATATCTGCAAGTTATATTCCGTTAAAACACGACTTTTGCAGATGAATTGCAGATGAAATTACAGATGAAATTCGGATTCAAAAAAGCCGTCAACGGCATCTGCCACTGCTACGGCTTTATCATCCATGGTGTGCTGATATACGTTTTTAAGCATGTTGTTTGTGGAGTGCCCCATGCGCTCCATTGCGTATTTGTCCGGGACATTGAGCCTGAGCATGACCGACGCGTTTACATGGCGGAGGTCGTGGAAGCGGAACGGCTGAACTCCGCAGCGGGCACACGCGCGTTGCAGATGCTTATATAGGACATTTCTGGTTGCGTGGACAATATACTCATCTGTGTGCGGTGTTGCGTCAAGCAGCCCCATAATATACGGCGGCACTTTCAGTTTTCTGTTTCCACTGTAAGTTTTGGGCTGCTTGAGCTGCGGGCCGTTCTCACCGTCTACCATTGCTTGCTTAATCGTCAGGATATCACCGTCAAGACAATCCCATGTTAGACCTCTGATCTCCGATGTACGGAGACCGAGCCAGACAGCCAGAAGGAAAGGCAATTCAAAGTCCGTGCCCTTGCAGTCTTCGTGTAGAATTCTGATCTCGTCCATGGTAGGGATTTTGATTTTAGGTGCTTCCTTCTGAGGGAGAGATATACGGAACACTTTATCTGGGAATTCCTCTGCCATTGTCGCAGTAAACAGGCCGTAAGCGTTGCGGACGTACTTGGGCGACTTTTCCCGCGCCATCTTATTCACGGCACGCTGCACGCGATCCTGCGTCAACGCGGAGCACTTAACGCTCATCAGCTCCGGGAAAACCGCCTTGCGGAGTTTTCTGTACCCGTTGACGGTGGAGGGGGAGAGTATCGCGTCCTTGCTGTCAATATATCGGTCGATAGCATCACCAACCGTGCGCTCGGACGCACGAGCGGCAGACTTTGCGCCGGACTTCAACGCGGCCGCTTCATTCTCTGCCTGCCTTTTGGTAAGCGCTGTGACGGACACGCGCTTTCCGTCTACCATGACGCTGACATTCCAGTTGCCGGACGGTAGCAGTTTTGCTTTCGGTATCTTCATTCAAATCCCCCTCCAATCAATGTACAAGCACCATGCAGCCAGCAGAATGATAATGACAAACATTACAGCAATCACGCCGTTGCGGATACGGACGCCGCGCCGCATGATCTCGATCATGTCCGCTTTCGCATCAACGTGACGTTCCAACTCATCATTCCGCGCTTGCAAGGTTTCTTCTGTTGGCGTCAAGTGTTCGGAGATATCGAACACTTCATCAAGCGATATTCCAAGCGATTTGCAGATTGGCACGACGGTGTAGATGGACGGAGCTTTAGAAAACTTGGAAAAGAAATTCTGCACGGTGGACAGCGGTACGCCGGAAACGTCGGAAATGTCTTGATAGGTCAGTTTCAAATCTTCTTTACGGATTCTGCACACTTCTTGAATGTTCATTTACGCCACCTTAATTTTTTCGATTTTTGCGCCGCAAAGTCGCAAGATGAGGGCTTGTCGAACCGTGTCGAGCGCTGTCTTATTGCAATGTTTCGGTGTTGAATTGCCAAGGTAAAGCGGAGTATGGTCAAGACATGCAGCGGCGACCGCTTCCCGCTGGCTGCAAAAAGGCACTGCCGTTTGTTGCAGAGGGCGGCAGTGCCTTTAGTTACTTATTGCTTCTCAAGTTTTACGGTCTGCGTAACTCCCATGGCAGACACTTCGTAACTGATTACGCCGCCCTGATAGGTAAACGTCTTGGTGTCATCGCCGCTGGCGAGAATTGCCATATCGGTCTGGTCTTTATCATTTTCCGATTCCCAGGTGTACGGCTCATCCGCCGTGGTAGGGGCATCGAAAGAACCGGCCCAATAGAGGGCTTTTGTGTCTCCGTTATCAGATACCCAATACACCTCAATGGCATCTCCGGAAATAGTAGCGGCCTGCCATGCGTCCTCTGCATCGCTGTTTGTCTGCTTCCATTCTCCAACGAGATCGGGCGGAGTTTCCGGCTCATTTTCTGGCTCGGACTGATTTGTTTCCCCGCAGGCGGTTAACATGCCGAGCGCGAGAGCCGAAGACAGCGCGATAAGCAAAAACTTTTTCATCTCAACTCTCCATTTTCTTATATTTTCGACTGCACAAAGTGCAATAATCAACATATAGCCCCGTTACAAAAATATTTGGAGGGACATAATTATGGACGAACAAACGAAAAAAGCGGCAGAACTTTTTGCCAACCTGACGCCAGAGCAGAAAAATATTATTCTTGCGATGGTTGACAACCTTCTATCACAGCAAGCACTGCACTCTTCTGCTGCGGAGACAATCGGCTAAACCCGGCAATAAGCTGCGCAAGCTGCGCATCCTCACCCTCGGCCTTCGGATCGTGGGCTTCTTTTACGCCCTCGGCCTCGACCGGAGACTTGGGGGCGTCAATGCCCATCAGATAATCGGCGGATATATGAAAGTGTTTTGAAATTTGTGGAAGATAGTCCGTATAACTTTTATACTTCCCGGATTTCCATTTATAAATTACTCCTCGTGGGAGACCCAGGGCTATTTCAATTTCCCTATCCGTCATTCCAGAACTGTCAAAAAGCGGTTTAATCTTATCATTAAATAAATCCATAATATGCTTGCCTTTCACTAAAATAGTGAATACAATAAAATTGCCTTATCAAATAGGGAGGAGCTGCCTTATGAAAAAAGAAAACTTGCAATCCATTACCGTTTCGTGCTTTGGGAAGTATTACAGTGTAAAAATTAGCGGCGTTGAGATCAATAATGTCAAGGCGTATCATTTGGAGCAGAACAGCGATGGTAGTGCACGCTTGACGCTCGATCTTGATTGCTGTTTTGCGGAAACTCAGGCGGCCTTAAATCAGCCAGTTGATTAAAGCAGACGCGATAGCTCCCGTTATCCACGAATTGCGCTCCATACAAGCACCGAATTTACTTAATAGCCCCGGTTTTGGCGTTTCTTGCCCTGCGAGAATCTTTTCTAAAATGGAAATGATCTCTTGCAGGGTTTCTTTATCATCCCCGCCGTCTCGCTCAGCACGCTCTTTCATCTCTTGGATAGAAACGGAGACAGAATTGTTATTGCCAATTACCGAGTTTGTAACGGTTCCAATATTAAAAATTGTTTGCGATTGAGGTACAGGGGGTCCCGGGTTAGGTGTTTTCTGATAGTAAACGGTCAAATAATTTGCGACGCCATTAAAGTATTCTGTTGAAATTTCAGAAACATATACCGTTCTTCCGTCAGGGAAAGTCAGGGAGTCTCCTTCTTTTATATCGACCGTTGGGAGGAAAGTGATAGCATCTTTCCCCCGCATTTTATCGCAATTCGGCAAACCCTTTTCAGTGGATACGGTTTCTTTGTTTCTTGCCACTAAAAAGCTTACCCCTTGGGTTTTAATAAAATCACCGATTGGCATTTTTATCTCCTATGCCATTTTGTATTTATCCGCTAATTCAAACCTGAGAAAATTGTGTAATGCACCAAGATTCACTATTTTAGCGAAAATCGATTGACTTTCACTAAAATAGTGAATATAATAGCCTTACAGAACTTAATTAAGGCAACAAAAAACCAAGCCCCCAACGGATTTCCCATTTTGCGGACTTATAACCGATATTTTGTTGGCTGACACTTACATAATAGCGGTGTTGGTTGCGTTTGTCAATATAAAGTTCTGAACTTTATAAGGAGGGGAGAACGCTTGGAATTAAAGGCAATCCGAGAAAATGCCGGTTTGCGGCAGGAAGACGTAGCAAAGAAACTCCGCGTAAGAGTTTCCGCGGTGTCTAACTGGGAACGCGGTGTGAATGGTATCGCAAGCAAGTACATTAGACCACTGACCAGATTGTACGGCGTGACCGAAAAGGAAATCAGAGCGGCATCGGAAGCCGCGCAGACTGCAAGAGCGGATAAGGAGGGCGCATGAACTGGATTATTGTAATCGTTGCCGGGATCATTGCCATCTGCGTTTCACATTGGTTTGATGGAAAGATAGGTTCCTCTTTGTGCCTGTTTGCAGTAGAAACAATCTCTATCATTGCCATAGTCACGGCGGTAGTGGTTATCCTTGTGGGCGTGCTCGAAACGCCACAGTCCATCAATAACTTTAACCGCCAGAAGGCATACATCGAAATGCACGAAGCGAAAAACGCCGTGGAAGATGCGGCGTTGACTTCCAAGAAAATCGAGCTGAATGAGTGGCTTTATGACGCACAGTGCAGCAAATCCCGATTCGGGAGTTGGAGCTTTTACCCAGACAGCATTTTTGATCTGGAGCCGATCGAATGAAGGGGCATAAGAAAAGCCCTGTTCAGCGTAGCAGGCCGAACAGGGCACCGGACAAATCTCACCACAAGATATTGTGTCCGTGCTCATTGTAGCACGGAAGAAAGGAAAAGGCAAGATGCTAAAGCCACAACAGTTAACGCGCCGGCGAAATGACCTTGAGCGAGCCGTGCGCGGCGCGATGGGACGGGCGCTGATTCGCACCGGCAAGGAGCTGGGCGAGGAAATCGGCTTATCGGAAACGCAAATCTGTAACAGAATGGCGGGGCGTTCCCGCTGGACGTTAGAAGAAATCTGGGAACTTGACCGAGTTTTGCAATTTACGGACGCGGAAAAGCTCATGCTGATCGGAGGCACGAAATGATTGACACGCTGTTTTTCGGCGGCATCGCCGCTGCGGTGATCGCGCTCAACGGCTGCGACTTTACGACGGGGCTTTCTGTCATCGGCGCGTGCGCGGTATGCAAGGCGCTGTATGACCTGCTGCCCTACATCGACAGGGGGTGCAGGCGATGAGACGGCACGACAAGCGCACGAGAGAGCAGCGCAAGGCCGATGAATCGGCGCTGTTTGCGGCGGCGTGCTTGGGCGCAACGATCCTTTTGATCGTGATCTCAATCCTCGCCACCAGCGCGCAGGCGGTCGATGCGGAACCGGAAGAAGCGCCCATCGTAGAGGAGTATGATCCCGCGTGGGACATTCCCGCGACGGAGAGCGCCGTTTGCAATGACGTGTTTCTCGGCGAATTTACGCTGACGGCCTATTGCCCCGGACGCTGCTGCTGCGGCAAGTGGGCGAGCGGCTACACCGCGACCGGCGCGCTGGCCACCGAAGGGCGCACGATCGCGGTTGACCCGAAGGTTATTCCATACGGTTCGCGCGTCCTGCTGATCTGGCCGGACGGCACACAGCACAGCTATATCGCGGAGGATTGCGGCGGCGGTGTGAACGGCAACCACATCGACGTGTTTTTCAACGGCCATCAGGCGGCGCGCGTGTTCGGCGTGCAGAGCGCGATGGTGTATTTGGAGGTGGAGGAATGATGCACTGCTGGGCTTGCGGCGCGGATTTCCGAGAGCCGGCTCTTTATGCGTACCGCGAAAATCTGGACGATGAGAACTGGACGATTACCACTCAAACCGTGTGCCCTTACTGTGGCACAGACAATATTACGGAGGTAAAAGATGAACCTTTATCAGATTGATTCCGCGCTTGCGGAATGTGTAGATGCCGAGACCGGCGAAATCCTTGACGTTGAAAAGCTCTTAGAGCTGAACATGGCAAGAGAGCAGAAGATTGAGAACATCGCGCTTTGGATTAAAAACGATGTTGCCGAAGCAAAGGCGATCCGCGAAGAAGAGAAGACCCTTGCGGCGCGCAGACAGGCTTTAGAGCGCGCGGCAGAGAGAAAGAAAAAATATCTCGATTCTGTTCTGAACGGCGAGAAGTTTTCCACTCCCCGATGCTCTATCAGTTATCGCAAAACCACCAGCGTGGAGGTCTCCGACATGGGCGCGGTGGTGGCGTGGATGCTCGCCAACGGTCACGACGGCGAGGTTACTTACAACGCCCCCACGGTGAGCAAGACTGACCTTGCCCCGTTGCTGAAAAATGGCGCTGAAATCGACGGTGCGACGCTTGTACAGGGCATGAGCATGGGGGTGAAGTGATGGAGAACCTTGAAATTTATGAGCGCGTTCGGCAAGTCCCAACGTCCGCGCAACGTGAGATTCAAGCGGGACGACTGAAAGGCAAGACTGATATCAACCCAATGTGGCGCATTAAGGCGCTGACGGAGCAGTTCGGCCCTTGCGGTATTGGTTGGAAATATACCATCACCGATAAGCGCCTTGAAAATGGCGCGAACAATGAGGTTTCCGCATTTGTAGACATTGACCTTTACATCAAAGTCGACGGGGAGTGGTCGGACGCGATTCCCGGCACAGGCGGCAGCGCGTTTGTCGCTAGCGAACGAAACGGCCTTTACACCTCTGACGAGTGCTACAAAATGGCGCTGACCGATGCTATTTCCGTTGCCTGCAAGGCTCTCGGTTTTGGCGCGGATGTGTATTGGGCGAAGGACGCGACCAAGTACACACAAAGGCCGGAGAGACAGCAACCAAACGAGGTGGCTGGAAAACCGGTTTGCAAGGACTGCGGCAAGCCCATCTACCCGGTGACGCACGGCGGCAAGTCGTATTCCGTTTCGGAGATCGCGGAGAACGCGAGAAAGACCTATAAAGCGCCGCTCTGCTGGGCGTGCATGATGGCGAGGAGAAAAGCGAATGAAAGCCCGACTGCATGATCTATCCCTTGCGCGCGATGGTGGGTATTTGCTCACCATCGCTACGCGGGAGAACGTCGGCACACTATACGACGAGCTGCACGAGGTAGACGTTGACGTGACCGTCAAGAAGCACCGTGAGAAGCGGAGCCTCGATGCCAATGCTTACTCATGGGTGTTGCTGGATAAGCTCGCAGAATCCACAGGAACGCCAAAGAGTGAGATTTACCGCCGAGAGGTCAGGGACGTTGGCGGCAACACAGAAACAGTCTGTGTGCGCGAGAAAGCCGTGCAGAAGCTATGCGACGGCTGGAACAAGAATGGTGTCGGCTGGCAGACGGAAGTGATGGACAGCAAAATCGACGGCTGTAAGAACGTGGTGCTGTATTACGGCTCGTCCACCTTTGACACAAAGCAAATGTCACGCCTGATCGACAACATCGTGCAGGACTGCAAGGATCTGGGCATTGAGACCTTGACCCCACAACAGCTTGACGCGCTAAAGGAGGAATGGGGCAAATGACTAAAAGCATCATGCAGGACAAGCGGGAGTGCTATATCTCAGGATTCTCAACGAACCTCGCGCGGCATCACATTTACGGTGGTGGGCGTCGGCAGCTATCCGATATTTGGGGCTGCTGGGTGTGGCTGCGTGCCGACTGGCACAATATGGCCGACTACGGCGTGCACGGGAACGACGGTCACGAACTGGATATGCGGCTGAAACGCGAGTGTCAGAAGCGCTTTGAAGAGCTTTACGGCCACGATACTTTTATGGCCGTATTTAAGAAAAACTATTTGGAGGACGAATCATGTTGAACAGAGTTTGCATCATGGGTCGCATTACGCGCGATCTGGAACTGCGCCGCACGCAGGACGGAACGGCGGTCACGAGCTTCACCGTCGCCGTCGATGACGATTTCAAGAGCAAAGCAACCGGCGAGAAGAAAACCTATTTCCTCGATGTGGTGGCGTGGCGGCAGACGGCAGAGTTCGCTTGCCAGTATCTCGGCAAAGGCCGCATGGTCGTGGTTGAAGGCAAGCTCACCGTCCGCGACTGGACGGACAAGGACGGCAATAAGCGCCGCAACGCGGAGATCATCGCCGATAATATCTATTTCGGTGACAGCAAGCGCAACGATGCTACCGAGCCGCATTTCACCGTAGAGAGCGCCGCAGGCAACTTTGCGGTGATCAGTGAGGACGACGGCGATCTACCGTTTTAAGGCGGTGGAGGCATGGCGGAGAGCAAAGAATATGTCAAACTCTGGCTGAGCTACGAGGACTATTTCCGCGAGTATGACGACGAGTCGATCGGGGCTATCGTCCGGGCGATGCTCGCTTACCGGAAAAACGGAGAACAGCCGCAGTTTGAAGGCCCCGAACGGTTTATTTGGCCCGCGATTCAGCGGGATATTGACGAGTCCATAAAGGCGCAGGAAGCCGCCGCCAATGCCTGTCGAGAGAACGGGAAAAAGGGCGGCAGACCGCCGAAAGCAAGCGGTTTTTCGGAAACCAAGGGAAACCAAAAAAACCAAAGCGGTTTTTCGGAAACCAAAAAAAGCCAAGGACAAGGACAAGGACAAGGACAAGGACAAGGACAAGGACAAGGACAAGGACATATACCCCCTAAATCCCCCTCTACGGGGGACGCATTCGAGCGTTTCTGGTCAGTTTACCCGCGAAAAATCGGGAAACAGTCTGCTAAGAGAGCTTTCGAGCGGGTCAAAGCCCCCCTCGAAACACTTGTGACCGCGGTGGAGCGGCAGAAGTGCAGCGACCAATGGACGCAGAACAACGGGCAGTTTATTCCACACCCCGCCACATGGCTGAATCAAGGCCGGTGGGACGATGAGCTGCCCGAGAGCGCGGGGGGGTATCGGAACACTGGGGCTTTTACCGGCGGTGATGTATTCGCCGAGATGCTTGAGGAGGAAAAGAACCGTGGAAAGAGCTGACGTGATTAGCCTTTTGGGGCGATTAAAACAGGCTTATCCGCAGGCCTATGCCAAGATGACCCGCACAGAAGCCGAAGAGATGGTGTCCCTCTGGTCGGACATGCTGGGCGGGGAAGATCCTGCCGAGGCGATGGGCGCAGTGAATGCGCTGATCGCCGAGGACACGAGGGGATTTCCGCCAAAGGTCGGCCAAGTGCTGGCAAAGATCAGGGGCACCGCTTCCCCGCACGTTTCGGTGGCGTGGATGAAGCCATACATCGAGCGGACAGCCGAACAGGAATCATTCCTGCCGAGCGTATCGCGTTATGCGAGAGAACACGGGCTGACGTGGGAAGCGGCGGCTGCCGAAATGGAGGGAAGCAATGGGCATTGATATTTCTCGGCTGGGCAAGGACGCTCAAGCGCAGGTCATGGCAAAGATGGCCGTGCAGGAAGTCAAGAAGCGCAGCAAGTACGGCAACCGCAAGGTCGTGCGCGACGGCATCAAGTTCGATTCCGAGCGTGAGGCGGCGCGGTTCGGCGAGCTGAAAGTGCTGCGCGCGATGGGCAAGATTCGGGATTTGCGGCTGCAAGTGAATTTTACCCTCGTGGAGGGATACACAACTATCGAAGGTGAGAGAATCAAGCCGATGGTCTACCGCGCGGATTTTACTTACGAGCGGACGACTGAGCCGGACTGCAACGGCACGGTGCACTGGCTGCGCGAGGTCGAGGACGCAAAGGGCGCGAAAACGAAAGACTATCTGCTGAAAAAGAAGCTGATGCAGGACAAGTACGGCATCACGATCCGCGAGGTGTGAGATGAGCTTTGAGCACTGCCACAGCTGCAAGCCGCCGACGCGGCACGTAGGTTGTCACGGCGATTGCCCGTACTATCAGGCGGATATCGCCAAGTACAACGAGGCGAAGGAAGAAGAAGCGCGCCAAACGCAGGAACGCGGTGCCTATTGGGGCGCGCGGCAGTTTAAGACAAGACGCTATCAACGAACGAAATAAGGGAGCAAGAAAAGATGTTGACAGAAAAAGAGTTGGGCGAACGGCTCAAAAACGTTCGCGAAGTGCGCCGCATCAGCCAGTTCCGGCTTGGCGAAATGGTGGAATGCGGGCAGGGACATATCGGGAAACTGGAAAAGGGTGAGCACTACCCGAAGTTGCCGACGCTGTACAAGATCAGCGAAGCGCTGAATATTTCCGTAAGCGATATTTTGTCGGAATCTCCGCCATCAAAGGATGGGATGCTTTCGCCGGAGGAAGTCGGCGCAAACATCCGCAAATGGAGAATCATGCGTGGGCTTGGCGTGAAGAAACTGGCGGAAAAGTCGGGCGTATCGCGCAACAGCATCCGAAACCTTGAGACCGGCAAGTGCATGAGTTTCCTACTGACATATCAGTACATCGCCGAAGCGCTGGGCGTGTCGCTTGACGCACTGATCTACGGGGAGGTGCACGCATGAGCAAGATCATGAGACCGAAAACGCCGTTTGAGTTCTGCGCTTATCCGGTGCTCAAGGAGGCGTTAGAAAAGATGAACTATAACCAAGCCGAACTGGCGCAATCTCTCGGTACGTCGCAGTTTACGGTGTCGGCGTGGGTGCGCGGCGACCGCGATACAACGGTGAGGCTGTTGCTGGCGCTGGAAGACATGACGGGGATGACGTTCCGGGAGCTGTTTGGGGAATGCGAGGGGAGAAGATGAGCGATAAAATCCCGAAACTTTTAGTCTGCTGTGAGGAAAGCCAGCGCGTATGCATTGCGTTTCGCGCGAAGGGCTGGGAGGCGTACAGCTGCGATATTGAGCCGTGTTCGGGCGGGCATCCCGAGTGGCATATCCAGCAGGACGTGTTACCGCTTATCAATGGCGATTGCACGTTTAAGACGGTTGACGGTGTTGAGCACCGCATTGACGGGCAATGGGATTTGCTGATTTGTCACCCGCCCTGCACGTATTTGAGCAACGCAGGCGCGCGGCACCTGTGGAAAGGACATCGGCTTAACGAAGAACGGTATGCAAAAGGACTTGAAGCAAAGGCGTTCTTTATGGAATTTTTGAATGCCGATTGTGAGCATATCGTTGTTGAGAATCCCATCCCGTCGAAAGTCTACGAACTGCCGCCATATACGCAGGCGATTCAGCCATTTGATTTTTACGGTAAAGATCATCCGTACAGCAAGAAAACCTGCCTATGGTTGAAGAACGTGACAAAGCTCGAAGCGGTTGAACCGGTTAAGCCTGCGGCTACATGGTGTCCCAGCGGGTCATACAGCCATCGGCACGGTGAACAGCATAGGGGTATGTTTACGACCGATAGAGCAAAAAACCGCGCAAAGACTTTTCCCGGCATCGCCAAAGCCATGGCGGAGCAATGGGGCGGAGATATTAGGGACTATGAGGGGAGACAATGAACAACGATTTAATGTTTTCGTCAAAATCTGAAATGTGGGAGACCCCGCAAGCCTTCTTTGACGATCTCAACAACCTCTTCCAATTTACGCTGGATGCCTGCGCAACGCCAGAAAACGCGAAATGCGAACGCTATTTCACCCCGGAGATGGACGGACTGAAACAGGACTGGGACGGCGTTGTGTGGTGCAATCCCCCATATGGACGCGGCGTTGGGGCGTGGGTAGAGAAAGCGCATCGAACCGCCGAGGAATCAGACGCAACAGTTGTGATGCTGCTTCCGGCGCGGACGGATACCGCTTGGTTCCACGATTACTGCTACAACGACAAATATGCAACCATCAATTTTGTGCGTGGGAGATTAAAGTTCGGCGGAGAAAAGAACAGTGCCCCATTCCCAAGCATGGTGGTGATTTTTCGCCGCCCCGCGAAAGCGCTACATTAGGGAGGATTGACCATGTACATCGGTGAACCATTTAGCTGGAAGCCTGCCGCATTTCAGGGCAGCAACGGCATTATGAGCGTGACCACGAAAGAGACGACTGCGCACGGGCGCGTCGTCTACATCAACGAGGCGCACCGCTACTTTACGGCGGAGGCCGATTTCAATGGGAATAAGCTCAGAGCGAGCTTCAAATTTTAATAAAAATCAGGAGGAATTTTTACCATGAATAACAATCAGGACTATATCGTTCGCTGCGACCGCGCAGGCGTGTTTTTCGGCAAGATCAAGGAGCGCAACGGCTCCGAGGTTACCATGACTGAGGTTCGCAAGCTGTGGAGCTGGGACGGTGCCTGTGCCGTGGAGCAGCTGGCGCAGGACGGCACAAAAGCACCGGGCAACTGCCGTTTTACCGTGACGATTCCAGAAATGACCGTACTTGGGGCAATCCAGATTATCCCTTGCACAGATGACGCATCGGTATCGCTTCGCGGCGTAAAGGAGTGGAAGAGATGACGCTTGATGATAAGGTCAAGGCATTCCTGTCAGTGCACTTCGGCGACGGCTCCGGCTACGGCTACGGCTACGGCTCCGGCGACGGCTACGGCTACGGCGACGGCTACGGCTACGGCTACGGCTACGGCGACGGCTACGGCTCCGGCTACGGCGACGGCTACGGCTACGGCTCCGGCTCCGGCTACGGCGACGGCTACGGCTACGGCTCCGGCTCCGGCGACGGCTACGGCTCCGGCTCCGGCGACGGCTCCGGCTACGGCTACGGCGACGGCTACGGCTACGGCGTTAAAAACTTCAATGGGAAAGCGGTCTATCAAATCGACGGCGTCAATACGCTGATTCGTTCCGTGCGCGGCAACACCGCACACGGGGCAATCTTGAACGGCGATTTGACGCTCACGCCGTGCTACATCGTCAAGCAGGACAATCTTTTCGCACACGGCGAAACGCTGCGCGGAGCAATGGAGGATCTTCGAGATAAGCTGTTTGAGGATATGCCGGAAGATGAACGCATTGATGCGTTCCTGCGCGAAACAGACAACGAAAAACCGTATCCGACGCAGTACTTTTACGACTGGCACCACCGATTGACCGGTTCATGCGACATGGGGCGAAAGCAGTTTGCCAAAGACCACGGTGTTGACCTTGAGCACGGTATGATGACGCTTGCGGAGTTTTTGGAGCTGACAAAAGATGCTTACGGCGGCGATGTGATTCGAAAAGTGATCGATAGGATGGAGGCATAAATGGACGCTTTAGAGTTTTTGAAAGAGCGTAAACGGCTGTGCGAAGTTTACTTTGAAAAGGCCGAATGCAAAGAGTGCCCTTTGGAAAATATGGGTTGTTGGACAGCTGACTTTTGTGCAGATGATTCTTGCGAAAAGGTTATCGCTGCCGTTGAGCAGTGGTCGAAGGAGCACCCGCGCAAGACGCGGCAGAGCGTGTTTCTGGAGCAGTGTCCAGATGCTATTATTAGCGATGACGAATTGCCAGAGGTCGCGCCGTGTCAGCTATGTGCTGGGTTGATTCATGGTGGATCTGTAGAAGATTGCGAGAACAGAGGATTATGTGTTGAATGCCGCCGAGAGTTCTGGATGCAGGAGGTAGAGTGATGGAACGACTGACAAAACATAGCAAGCAAACATCGCACGAAAACGGTATCTGCTGCACACATTTTCGCGGCCCCGAATGCCTCGAAGTTGGCGGGAACTGCGCCATGAATTGCAAGTGGGAAGAAGCGGCGTGGAGCCGCCTTGCCGACTACGAGGACACGCGGCTGACACCGGGAGAGGTGCGCAGCTTATGGGGTGAATGGACCGCCATGATGCGAGTTCTTAACAGCATCGGCAACTATGACCGCCTGCGCGAGCTGGCCGAGGCCGACAAGGGCGGGCGGCTGGTGGTGCTTGAAAAAGGGGAAAATCATGGATAGAGATATTAGAAGAACTCTTGCTCGCAAATATAACGGGATGAAGCAGCGATGCTACAATCCGAAAAACTCTGAATATAAGAATTACGGCGCGAGAGGAATCGGAATTTGCGAAGAGTGGCTTTCAAACCCTGATTCGTTTTTTGAATGGGGAGTTTTGAACGGGTACGAAAAAGGGCTGACTATCGATAGGATAGATGTCAATAGGGGATATGAACCCGAGAATTGCAGATGGGCTACTATGACAGAGCAACAGTCAAATAAGCGTTCAAACGTAATGGTTGAGTGTAACGGAGAAATGGTAACTCTGGCTGAAGCAAGCTGGCGCATCGGAATCAGCGAATCAGCGGTATGGATGAGAATAAAACGCAAAATCCAAGTTGACATGGAGCCATACAAGTGGGAAAAGCCTGTAATTCGAGATGATGGGGCAATCTTCCATAGCGTGAAAGAAGCAGCTAAAAGCGTAGGGGTACACGATACAAAAGTTTCTGCCGTTTGCAAAGGGAATCGAAAAACAACCGGCGGACATTCATTCAGGTTCCTCACCCGCGAAGAGGCGGAGAAAGCATTGGGGGCGATGAAGGATGAGTAAGGCTGTTATGCTGAGCATTCGCCCGAATTGGTGCGAAAAGATTGCCAACGGCGAAAAGACGATTGAGGTGCGCAAGACGCGGCCAAAGCTGAACCCGCCGTTTAAGTGCTATATCTACTGCACGCTGCCAAAATATCCGCACGAGGACTTCATTGCGACGGACTATCCAAGGCCACAGTTTTACGGCGGCGGCAAGGTCATCGGGGAGTTTACCTGCGACGCAATTACCCGTGTGAACATCTGCGGATTTTGGGACGATAGCGGGAAGCAGCGCGACAATCGGCTCAAAGATACTTGTTTAACCTCAGAAGAGTTCAGAAACTACCTCGGCGAAAATGTCGGTTACGGCTGGCATATCTCCAACCTGAAAATCTACGACACGCCGCGCGAACTGAGCGAGTTTACCGGACTACGCAATACGAGATTCGGCGCAGCGCCATATGACATCAAGCGCGCGCCGCAGAGCTGGTGCTATGTGGAGGTGATGGAAGATGTTTGAATTAAAACCTTGCCCGTTTTGCGGAGCCAAGGGCGTTATGCAGAGAAACGGTCACTGCTTTCGGGCATGCTGCCCAAATAGAGACTGTCCAATCGAACCGAGAACACATTGGTTTTTGAATTATCTATTAGCAATCGAAGCATGGAACAGGAGGGTAGACAATGGTTGAATACATTGAGCGAGAAGCGGCGATTGCAATAATTGAAGAAAAGCAAAAAGAACTATGCCCCGTCGGACGATACGGAAGAGGTTATGTTTATGGCTCCGACAGGGAGAAGTATGACGCTTGGGATGCGATTATTGATGCTCTAGAAAATATACCAAGCGCTGACGTTGCGCCGGTGGTGCATGCACAGTGGATTGAAGATGAGAGTGGAATTATTATCTGCCCAGAGTGCAAACGGGGATATAACCTGATCGCTAAATTTACCAATTACTGTCCTGCATGCGGCGCGAAGATGGACGGAAAGGAGGGCGCAAATGCTGACAATCACGATTAAAGCCAACGTCCCCGCTGCTGACGCGCAGGGCATCAAGGAGCGCATCGCCATGGACATTGAGCGATACGGCGACGTGAAGGTCGTGAGCATCGTAAGCGACCGGGGGCGAGAAGAACAGCTACGAATGAAATAACGCCTGCGGGCGAAAAAGAAAGGAATTTTGCTATGAAAAAGTACATCGGAACGAAACTTATCGAGGCAGCACCGGCTATCCGCAAGGGTGGCAAAGTTTACGAGAAGACCCAGCCCATCCCAAGAAGCATGGATCCTGAGGAAGACGGCTACAAAGTCCGCTATCCTGACGGATACGAATCTTTCAGCCCGAAGCAGGTTTTTGAAGAGGCGTATCGACCGACTGACGGGCTGAGCTTTGGACTTGCTATCGAGGCGGCGAAGAAAGGAATGAAGATCGCACGCCGCGGCTGGAACGGTAAGAACCAGTACGTCGAGCTTGCGGAGCGTATCAGCTACGAGAACGCCGCGCACGAGGTAATTAATGCCAAGCACGAGGCCATCGGAAACAAAGCGCTTGCCTTTGTCGGCACGTCCGGCGTACAGCTCGGATGGTTGGCCTCGCAGGCCGACATGCTGGCTGATGACTGGATGATCGTCGGGGAAGCGGTGGCCGAATGAGCATCAACATCAAGAAGTACACCAAAGAACAGATGGCGAAGATGGTGGAGGACGCGCAGGCGGAAGTGCAGAAGTTAAGGCGGGTAAACGCCGCACTGACTGTGCAGATCAGCCAAATGAACGGTGAGGCCATCACCCGCGAGAATGTGATCGCAAAGCTGAAAGCAGCCGCGGACGGCCTGCGAAACAAGCTTGCTGACACTGAGGCGGAGCTTGGGCGGGCGAATGCAGAGTTGACGTATTCTGTCACTGAAAAGAACGCGCTGCGGAATGACGTAACTAAAATGACGGATAGAGCCGCTTTTGAGCTTGGGCGCGCCAATTACGCAGAATCCCACCCGTGGCGGAATCTGTGGGCGTGGGTCAAAAGAAAGCTGAGCCGTGAGTAAGTGGATTGTTATTATCCGCTGTGAGTTAAAACAAAAAGGGGGCAAAGATGGACGCTAAGCGCCTAAACCGTGACGCAGTTGTATATAAGCAAATTGCGATTCACGGGGGAGAGCAAAACGATAGTGGTCTTATTTTGGCAGCGAAAACATATCGAAAACAAGGTAATGTAAGATATGTAAATCTCGATAGCGAATACATAGTTGCAGAAATTGGAGGAGCAAAAGAGGTTTTTCGAGCAGAGCGGAGGCGCATATGAGCACGTTTCCTGACCGTTTGCGGAGATTGCGCGAACGCCACCAGTTAAAGCGCTGTGTGTTATCTGAGCTGTGCGGGCTGAACCGCAACACAATCAAACGCTACGAGATGGGGACGCAGAAACCATCAATGGACGCGCTGATAAGCATTGCCGACTATTTCGGTGTGTCGATTGATTACTTGCTTGGAAGGTCGGACTACCCAAAAGGTTTATAAAAATTTTTTGCAAAACTCACTTATAAGTGAGTTAGGGCATTGCAATTATGGGAGAATGGAGCTGCAGAGGTGTAAAAGTCTTTGCGGTTCTCTCATTTATGGCGTTTACCTCCTGCGCCATAGCGGGGCGCGGTGCTTTTCATTTTTTCACACCGTCCCCCGCGATATGCAGACGTAGCTCAACCAAAAGAGCGGCGCTTTGGCGATGCTATTGCGACGAAGCAGGTGCAAGCCCCGCCGTCTGCACCAAAAGAGGATGGCCGCTGCCTTGAGTGCGGCGTTGTAGCCCCTCGGGGCGGGTAAAGTCTGCTATGTAAGGCCAAGGGGTGGGGGCTGGTAGCAAAACGAGGTGATGCCTTGTGATCGGAAAAACTTATACGCTGGAAGAAATGGACAAGCAGGTAAAAATCAATATGCGCCTGCTTGAAAAATTCAAGGCCCAGCTTTGGGCTGAGTACGGATACACCGTGGAAAACATCATGAAGATGTTTGATACGCTGTATGAAGAACAACAGGAAGTAATGCCGTTACCGTGGTATGAGTATTGCTGCGGTGTAAGTGACACAAAAAAATGGAGTGGTGACAATGGCTGCAAGGCTGACAGACCGTCAAAAGAAGAAAATACTGGCGGACTATGTGCAGACCAGCAACTATTGCGCCACCGCGAAAATCAACGGCGTTTCAGCGACCACGGTTAAAAACATTGTTCGGGCAAATGCCGACATTGTGGAAAAGTGTGAGCAGAAAAAAGAGGAGAATACTGCCGATGTTTTGGCTTACATGGACGCGCACAAAGACCTTGTGTGTTCGTTCATCGGCAAGGGGCTTGAAATGCTCAACGACCCGGAGAAGCTGGCGGCGGCGAATCTCAGCCAGATCACAACGGCGATGGGGACGCTGATCGACAAGTGGGCGATGGTGCAAGAGAAAACCGGAGATAACAATGACGATGGTGTGATGGTGGTTATCGATGTCTAAGATACTTCTTTCGCAAAAGATCGCGCCGGCGTTCTATGGCGTTGCAAAAGATGTGTTTCAACATGGGCACACGCATTACGATTTCAGCGGCGGTCGAGGTTCGCTAAAGTCTTCGACGGTATCTATCCTTGTCCCGCTGATTCTGATGCAGAAGCAGAACCGAAATTGTCATGCTCTTGTTCTGCGCAAGGTGGCAAACACCATCCGAGACAGCGTTTATGCTCAGTACATTTGGGCAATCGGAGAACTAGGGGCGGCTCAGTATTGGGAAGCCAAGGTTTCTCCGATGGAGATGATTTACAAGCCGACAGGCCAGAAAATCATGTTTCGCGGCGCTGATGATCCGATGAAAATCAAGTCTATTAAGGTGCCGTTTGGCTACATCGCCGTGACGCACTTTGAAGAGAAAGACCAGTTTGCCGGACGCGCGGAAATCCGAAACATTTTGCAGTCGACCATGCGCGGCGGCTCGGTGTTTTGGAACTTTGAGAGCTATAACCCACCGATCAGCCGTGACAACTGGGCAAATAAAGACAGCTTGGAAGAACGCGCCGACCGACTGTGCCACAAGTCAACGTATCTGCAAGCGCCGCCTGAGTGGCTGGGGCAGCAGTTTATCGATGAGGCGGAACACCTCAAAGAGACAGACGAGCGTGCATATCAGCATGAGTATCTCGGTATCCCGGTGGGGACCGGCGGCAATGTGTTCGATAAGCTGGAACTGCGGGAGATCACAGATGAAGAAGTCAAAAGTTTCGACCGCATCTATCAGGGGGTAGATTTTGGCTGGTTCCCAGACCCGTTTGCTTTTATACGGCTGCATTATGATCGGGCGAGAGAGACTATCTATCTGCTGGACGAGATTTACCAAAACAAATTATCCAACGAGCAAAGCGCGACCATGATTAAGCAGCGCGGATATAACAGCATTAGGACAATCTGCGACAGCGCCGAGCCGAAGAGCGTTGCTGACCTACGCGCAATGGGGCTTCCTGCGTATGAAGCAGTCAAAGGCCCCGGCTCTGTGGAATACGGCATGAAGTTCTTGCAACGCAGAACAATCGTCATTGACAGGCGACGCACACCAAACGCTTACAATGAGTTTGTGGGCTACGAATATGAGAGAAACAAAGACGGCGATATAATCAGCGGATACCCGGACGCAAACAATCATTTGATTGATGCGACAAGGTACGCCTTAGAGCCTGTGAGCCGTAGAATGGGAGTTATTGCATGACGGTTATCGATAAATTAAAGGAACTCGGGTATACGACAATCCCAGAGGAATTCTATACATACGTGTCCCTTTGGAAGTCATGGTACGTCGGCAAAGTCAAGGGGTTCCATCAGTACCGGCGATATAACGGGCATAAGTGGACAAAGTGCAACCGCGCAAGCCTCGGTATGGCGAAAAAGGTTTGTGAGGACTGGGCAAACCTCTTGATGAATGAGAAAGTCCAGATCACGCTTGAGGGCAAGAAGGAGCAGGAGTTTATCGACAGGGTCCTGACGGCGAACAACTTCACGGTCAAGGCGAACGAAATGCAGGAAATGAAGTCAGCGCTCGGGACCGTGGCGTACATTCCGCGTGTGGTTGGGCAGGCCGTTAACGAAAGCGGCGAGATTGTGCCGGGTGATGTCTCCGGCATCGAGCTGGACTATGTGACGATTGAGCACATCTTTCCGCTGGCTTGGCAGAATGGCTTTATTTCAGAGTGCGCGTTTGACAGCGTGGTCACACGGGCTGGAAAAAACTATCTGTATTTGCAGATTCACCGGAAAGACGAAAACGGACTTTACGTCATCGAGAACAGCATTTACAGATACGAAAACGAAACGCTTGCCGACGCGCTGCTCACCGATGTTCCAGGCTTTGAGCGAATCCCCCCTGTGGTACATACGGGAAGCGACAAGAGGCAGTTCGTCATCGACAGACCGAACATTGCAAACAATCTTGACTACCTGCTTCCAGTTGGTATCCCTGTGTATGCAAATGCAATCGACGTTCTGCGCGGCGTTGACTGTGCCTATGACTGCTACGTCAACGAGTTCGAAAACGGCCCGATGATGATGATGGTCAAAATTCCCGCCACAAGGTGGGAAGATGGTGAACCGACGCTTGATGACCATGACCGGCGTTTCTATCTGCTTCCAGAGGATACGCAGCAAGGAAACGTCGTAGAGACAATTTCTCCGACGCTGAGAACCGAGCAGCTGAATATCGGCTTGCAAGACCAGCTTAATATTCTAGCAAGCAAATGCGGGTTTGGGACAAATTACTATCAGTTTAATCAAGCGGTAATGGCAACTGCGACGCAGGTAGTTAGTACGCAGAGTGAACTAGCGAGGACAAGAGGAAAACATCAAATCATTTTAGAGCAAGTTCTGATTGAACTTTGCCGGATTCTTCTTAGATTGGGCAATACCGCGATGAAAGCGGGGCTTAACGAGGACGTTGAAATTAGCATTGATTTTGACGATAGCATCTTTGTGGACAAAGACGCCGAGTTTAACAAGGACGAGCGGATGCTTTCTGACGGTATTATGAATGACTGGGAAGCTCGTATGCGCTGGTTTAACGAAGACGAAGTGACCGCAAAGGCGGCGCTCCCGAAGATGCAGGAAATGACGACCGAGGAAGAAACGGAGGTAGAGTGATGGGATTTGGAGAAAATAATGGAACTTTTGGGGTTGTGAAAGATGAGCCGGTATCCGTTTATCCCGGAATTACTTGACGCACTGCCGGAAGAACTGGCAGAACTGTTCCGGGCGCTTGAAATAACGCTGCTGGAAGAAATCTGCTCACGGCTTAAAGCTGCGGATGAGCTGAACGAGGTAACGGTGCAGGATATTCAAGCGCTGAGATCGCACGGCATTGACCTTAAAAGCATCGAAAAAGCTATTAGCAAAACAGCAGGGATTAGCAAACAAAAGCTAAATAGTTTGCTTAATGACGTTGTAGAGCGCAACCAGAAGTATTACACCGAACTTATCGACCTTGCGCATGTAACGCGTCCAGAAACGCTTGTAGACGCGGCTGCAGTGGATGCAATTAAGCGGCAGACCCATGATACATTCCGCAATTTAACGGCTTCTATGGGTTTCATTGTGGGCAACACGATGTTAAAGCCCGCGCGCGCTTATCAGTGGGCTTTGGATAACGCAGAAATGCAGATTCAGAGTGGCGCGATCAACTACAATCAAGCCATCAAGACGGCAGTAAAGCAGCTTGCAGACAGCGGATTGAAGGTAGTTGACTATGAGAGCGGGCATCGAGATCAAATTGATGTGGCTGCGCGCAGAGCAGTTATGACAGGCGTAAA